GGATAACCCGGAGGCAAAGAACTTCATCTACCGGTTTGCGTGGTTCTGGTCTTTCACCTCGGTGCTATATTTTTTCTGCGTGACCTTTGCCCCGTTGCCTGATGGCGGACGGGACTTTGCCAACATCATTCTTGGCTTCCTGCTAGGCACTGCGGTGGCGAACATCCTGTCCTTCTTCTACGGCAGCAGCAAATCGTCGCAGGATAAAACCAACGCTCTGGTGAAGGAAAATAAATGAAAGGCAACTTTGAAAACGCCCTTCAGCATCTTCTGAAGCATGAGGGCGGCTTCGTAAATCACCCTGCTGATCCGGGCGGTATGACCAACCTCGGCGTCACCAAGAAGGTGTGGGAAGAATGGGTGGGTCATCCGGTGGACGAGAAGGCGATGCGCGCCCTCACCCCGGTTGACGTTGCCCCCATGTACAAGCGCAAATACTGGGATGCCATCAAGGGCGACGATCTTCCGGACGGCGTGGACTACTGCGTGTTTGACTGCGCCGTAAACAGTGGCCCCGGTCGGGCGGCCAAATTCCTGCAGGAAGTGGTTAAGGTTAAGGCTGATGGCGCGATTGGCCCCGGCACCCTTAAAGCTGTGTCTGAGATGCACCCGGCTGACATTGTGAACGCTTATAACATTCGCCGTCTGGATTTCCTGCAGGCTCTGCCGACTTGGGAGACTTTCGGAAAGGGTTGGGGGCGTCGGGTGGCTGAAGTCAAAACTACCGCTGAAGCGATGGTGGCCTAATGAGCGCCGCAACCAAGTCCGATCCAGCCAAATGGAAGCGGATAGTCGCCTCCGTGAAGGCTTCGGGTAAGGGCGGTAAGCCGGGGCAGTGGAGCGCCCGAAAAGCGCAGCTTGCCACCCTTAAATACAAGCAGTCTGGCGGTGGTTACAAAGGCCCAAAAAAGGCGGATAATTCCTTGTCAAGATGGACTAAAGAGGAGTGGGGAACGCGCTCCGGAAAGCCATCTACGCAGGGTCCGAAGGCTACTGGAGAGCGATACTTGCCCAAGGCGGCGAGGCAAAAGCTGACTCCCGCCGAATATGCGGCGACTACCCGAGCAAAACGGGAAGGCATGAGGAAAGGTAAGCAGTTCGTTCCTCAGCCCGAATCAATCAAGAAAAAGGTGTGGTGATGCCGACAGCTGCCGTTATGACGTATGACTCGCTGGTGGCCGATATTTCCTCTTACCTTGAGAGGACGGATCAAGCCACCCTTGAGAAAATCCCGACTTTTATCATGCTGGCTGAGCAGGTCATCGCCAGCCAGATCAAATTTCTCGGGAATCTCACCGTTCAGCAATCTCAGATGATTACCGGCACGGCGATTATCGACAAGCCTGCCCGCTGGCATAAGACCGTCTCAATGAACGTCGTTGTTGGCGGTCAACGGCAGCCTGTCCTCCTGCGGAAATACGAGTATCTCCGGGAATATGCTCCCGATGCCGCGGTGACGGACGTCCCCAAGTTTTACGCCGATTACGACTATACGCACTGGCTGGTGGCGCCCACGCCGGATGCGGACTATGACTTTGAAGTCCTCTATTACGAGCGCATTCAGCCTCTGGATTCGTCCAATCAGACTAACTGGTTCACGATCTACGCTCCGCAGGCGCTGCTCTATGGCTCGCTCTTGCAGGCTATGCCGTTCCTCAAAAATGACGAGCGTACGCCCATGTGGCAACAGCAGTATGACTTGATCATCAGCACCCTGAAGGCAGAGGATGTCATCAGGATCGCGGACCGTCAGGCTAACGCACTGGATACCTGATTATGAGCTATAACTCGCCTTTTACCGGAACCGTAATCCAGCCGACCGACGTTTCATATCGTGCAATCACTCTGTCTGCTAATACGCAGCTTCAGTGGCCGATTAATGGGAACGCCACGGATGACTATGCCGCCCGGATTATGGACGTCACGGCGACGACTTCTGGGCTTTCTCTGTGGATGCCGCCGGCTAATCAGACGTCCGTAGGTAATGACGCGCTGATTCGGAATACCGGCTCGAATTCGTTCACTGTCAAAGATTATGCCGGAAATAACACAATTATCACTATTCTCGCCGGCGAGTCTAAGTACATTTACATTACGGACAATCCGGACGAGCAAGGAACGTGGGGCAACATCGCTTTCGGCACCGGGACGTCCTCGGCTGACGCCGCGACGCTGGCCGGTTATGGGCTGGTTGCCGATGGACTGACGCTCAATCAATCCTCGCCTATCACGACGTTCTCGACCAACATGACGGCCGTTGCGTCTGATCGTGCGGGAGTTCTTGTCTGGACGGGGGGTGCTGGAACGCTTACGCTGGATAGTGCCGCGACGCTTGGGAATAACTGGTTCGTTCAGGTTCGCAATAGCGGGACTGGAACGCTGGCGGTTACCTGCTCCGGTGGGGATGTATTTAACGGTTCATCGACCGTTTCTCTGCAGCCTTCTGATAGCTGTTTTATTGCTTGTTCTGGCGTTTCCTTTTACTCGATTGGTCTTGGGAAAAGCACGCAATTTAACTTCAGCGAGCTGGTCAAGACGGTTTCTAGCGGAACCTACACGCTGACAAGCTCCGAAGCGTCCAATGTGATTATGAAGTTCAACGGGACGCTTTCCGGGAATGTGACGATTGTTGTTCCTCCGACCGTTCAGGTTTACTACATCCAGAACGCTACGGATGGAACGATTGCGAATTACACGGTCACGATCACCACGAATACGGGTGGATCGGACGCCACGATTTCAAGCAATCAGCAGGCTACGCTGATTTGCGATTCTTCTAATCTTGTTAACGCTAACACTGTTCTTGCCGGTTCTACGGCGATTGGACTAATTGATGGAACCGTGGGATCGCCTGCGCTTTATTTCGCTCTTGAGCCTACTACTGGCATTTATCGGGCTTCTAATGGGAAGTTTGATATCGCTGTCCTCGGTGTTAACAGGCTTGAGCTATCTGCATCCGGTCTAAGTATTAACGGCGTTGGGACATTCAGCGGCGGCGTTCTTGGTGGGGCATTTTAATGACTAAGAAGGTATTCGCGCTTGACACTAAAGCGGGAATCCAGCGCGACGGAACCGTTCTAGATAAGCCGTATTACAACGACGGCCAGTGGGTCCGTTTCCAACGCGGTCGCCCGCGTAAGATTGGTGGTTATCGGCAGATGACCAACCAGATCGACGGTTATTCCCGAGGGATATACGTCGAATCCGCGGACGGTTACAACCGTATATACAACGGCTATGCAAGCGGTATTCAGCGCTTTGAGTGCGACAATGACGGAATCGGTGCCGGGATTGTCGAATACTCCATGGATGGCGGCCCAATCCTTACTACTGGCACTCTGGTAGGCGGCAGCCTATACACGAATGGCACCTATACGGGTGTTTCTCTGACGGGTGGTAGCGGCTTTGATGCCGAGGCCACCATCGTCGTTTCCGGAAATGCTGTTACGTCGGTCACGATCACCACTGCGGGGAATGCCTATCTTGTCGGGGATACGCTGTCCGCTGCGGCCGCAAGTATCGGTGGGACCGGCTCTGGATTTAGCGTCAAGGTCGCAACGGTGGATAGCAAGTTCACCGCTTCCGATTTGAATCTCTGGCAGTTTGACGGATTTTTTGATGCTACTGGCGGGAATAACAATCTTGTTCTAGCTCATCCGGGCAAGAATCTAGCGGATATTGATAACACCGTTCCTAGCACCCTTCTGGCCATCAAGCCGAATGGTAGCGTGGCATATCCGGTAAAGGATTCGTCCGGATCGACGCCGACCAATGATTATATTGATATCACTGGCGGGGTTGTGGCCCTTCATCCCTACGTCTTTGTTTACGGGGATAACGGGCTGATCAAGAATTGCTCCGCGGGTAACGTATTCGACTGGAATAGCCCGGATGCAAACGCGGTAAACGTCTCAAGTCAGAAGGTTGTTAAAGGTCTGCCGGTTCGAGGTGGCTCTAATGCGCCTTCTGGGCTTTTCTGGGCATTGGACTGCCTTGTCCGAGTTAGCTACGCCCCTCAGACCATAGCCGGGAATCCGATTTACTGGCGTTACGACAACATTGGAAGCACTTCCATTTTGTCGAGCCAGTGCGTAATCGACTATGACGGCATTTATTACTGGATTGGCGTTGATCGCTTCCTGCTTTATAACGGCGCGATTAAGGAAATTCCCAATTCCATGAACCAAAACTTCTTCTTTGACAATCTGAATTACAGTCAAAGGCAGAAGGTCTGGGCGACTAAAGTCCCGCGTTTTGGTGAAATTTGGTGGTTCTATCCTCGCGGAGATTCCGAGGAATGCAACGATGCCATCATTTACAACATCCGGGAAGGCATCTGGTATGACGCCGGTACGGCTCTTGGTGCCACTAGAACCGCGGGATACTTCTCTCAGGTGTTCAAATATCCCGTGATGGCTGGCGAGGATAAGAGCATCAGCGAGACTATCCTGACGCAAAACATTACCACGGTTATATCGACTGATGTTATTACCACGGCCATCAGCAATCAGCTCTATGCGGGGATGATTGTTTCCGCTGCTGGAATACCTTCTGGAACGAAGATTACGGCTATTGCACCCAGTGCTACGCCGGGTTATTACGACATTACCCTGTCCGCTAATGCCACGGCGTCTGCTACCGTTTCCGCTGACTTCAAGTCAGTAGCGGGTAAGGTTAGCCTTTGGCAGCATGAGATCGGAACTAATGAAGTTAAGGGGCAAAACGTCAACGCTATTCGCAGCATGTTCGAGACGAACAATCTTGGATTTGTGAATGGCGGTCCTGCCCAAGCTTCCCCAGTTGGCGATAACTACTGGCTTCGTGTTGAGCGGGTAGAGCCTGACTTCCTTCAGAATGAGGAAATGCAGCTTTACGTGACCGGGCGTCCTTATGCTCAGGCCGATGACTATAC